CTTTAGAGCGCCCACCAATGTCTCGTATGGCATTAAGTTTATCAATCAACAGCAGTACAACGGTATTGCTGTTAAGACCGTAACGTCCACTTACCCACAAGTGATGTGGGTCAACATGACGTTCCCTAACATCGAAATGTACGTTTATCCAAGGCCTACGCAAGACTTGGAATTTCACTTTGTGTCGGTTGAAGAACTGAATAACCCCGCCAACTTGTCCACGATTTTGTACTACCCACCAGGCTATCTGCGTGCGTTCACATACAACTTGGCCATGGAATTTGCCCCTGAGTTTGGCGTTGAGCCAAGCCCACAAGTGCAGCGCATTGCAATGACTTCTAAGCGTGACCTCAAACGCATCAACAACCCTGATGATGTGATGGCGCTGCCTTACGCATTGGTGGCCAACCGCCAGCGTTTTAACATCTATGCCGGTAACTACTAATGAAGACGCCGATTCTTGGCTCTACTTATGTAGCGCGTTCTGTCAATGCGGCAGACGCTCGGATGGTCAATCTGTTTCCAGAGATCGTCCCAGAGGCCGGTAAAGAGCCTGCATTCCTAAACCGCGCCCCTGGACTTAAACTGCTCAACACCATTGGCAACGGCCCGATCCGTGGCTTGTGGGCGTTCTCGTCTAGCGACAGCACAGCGTTTGTTGTTTCTGGCACACAGCTCTACAAGATCAACACTTCGTATGTGGCCACGCTAATCGGCACGGTGGCCGGTACTGGCCCCGTCAGTCTGGCTGACAACGGCACGCAGTTGTTCATTGCGGCCAATGGCCCCAGTTACATCTACAACAACACGACAAACGCCTTTGGCCAGATCACCGATCCAGACTTTCCAGGTGCTGTGACTGTCTGCTATCTGGACGGCTATTTCGTGTTTAACCAGCCCAATAGCCAGTTGCTGTGGATCACACAACTGCTAGACGGCACATCCATTGACCCACTTGATTTTGCCAGCACCGAAGGCTCTCCTGACGGTCTGGTTGCCGTGGTGTCTAATTTCCGTGAGGTATGGGCGTTTGGTACAAACTCAATTGAGGTTTGGTACGACTCTGGCGCAACAGACTACCCGCTACAACGCATCCAAGGCGCGTTTAACGAGTTGGGCTGCGCCGCCCCTTACTCGGTTGCTAAGATGGACAACGGCCTGTTCTGGCTTGGCCGCGACCGTCGTGGTCAAGGTATTGTCTACCGCGCTAACGGCTATACCGGCGTGCGTATTTCAACCCACGCCGTTGAGTGGCAGATTCAGCAATACGCTGACATGTCAGACGCTATTGGATACACCTATCAGCAAGACGGCCACAGCTTCTATGTACTAGTTTTTCCTAGTGCTAACACCACTTGGGTTTATGATGCCGCAACGCAAGCCTGGCATGAACGTGCAGGTTTTGTTGAGGGCAACTTTACCCGTCACCGTGGCAACTGCCAAATGGCGTTTAATAACAAAATAGTTATTGGCGACTTTCAAAACGGCAACATCTATGCGTTTGACTTAGATGACTATTCAGACAACGGCAGCATCCAAAAATGGTTGCGCTCATGGCGTGCATTGCCAACTGGCCAGAACAACCTCAAGCGCACAACCCAACACATGATGCAATTGGACTGCGAGTCTGGTGTGGGATTAAATGGGTTTGTTATTCCTGAAGTAATTTATCTCCAAACCGAAAATGATGATTATTTGATTACAGAAGCTAGTGATTATTTAATTGCTGATCAAGAAGCAGTTGCTACACAAGGCGCTGATCCGCAAGTCATGCTGCGATGGTCAGACGATGGTGGCCACACATGGTCAAACGAGCATTGGGCATCTATGGGCAAGATTGGCCAGTATTACAAACGTGTAATCTGGCGCCGTCTTGGCATGACCGTAAAACTGCGTGACCGTGTTTATGAAGTGTCTGGCACTGACCCTGTGAAGATTGCAATCATGGGAGCAGAACTCATTCTGAGTCCAACAAATGCCTAGCCCTAACGCTACGCCAACGCCGATCACGCCGCCCCGAGTGCCGCTGATCGACCCTCGCACGGGTTTGATTGATCGCGCCTGGTATTTGTTCTTCCTGTCGTTGCAAGACATAGCAACGGGCGTTGTTGACGATGGTGGTACTGGCGCTGACGCCATATCCTTACTTGCGTCTTACGATGCGGCTTTGCAGGCGCTCGCGCAAGAGGTTGAAACTCAGCCCCCACCAGTTGACTTAAGCGCTGAGTTGATCAAGCAGATTGAAGCGGCTGGGTTAATTGATTGTTGTTCTGGTTTAGTGTCTCAAGTTGCCGAAATGCAAAAGCAACTAGAAGCGCTTAATCTATTGCCCCCACCATCGCAAGGCACGGTAGTTGCTGTGACGGCCACAGCGCCCGTGGTGTCATCTGGTGGCATTGCACCTGACATTAGCCTTGCGGCAAGTTACGGCGATACGCAAAACCCGTATGCCGCCAAGACCGCTAATTATGTGTTGGCTTCTCCTAACGGCTCATCGGGGCTGCCTACGTTTAGGGCTTTGGTGGCCGCTGACATCCCCGCCCTGCCCTATGGTACAGGTACGGTCACCAGCGTGTCTGTCGTGTCTGCCAACGGCTTTGCAGGCACGGTGGCTACGGCCACCACCACGCCAGCTATAACATTAACCACTAGCATTTCTGGCATCTTGTATGGCAACGGCACAGCAATCGCCGCCACTACAATCAGCGCACCGCTAAGTTATTCGGCTGGCACACTAAGTATCACGCAATCTAGTGGTTCTACTAATGGTTTTTTATCCAGTACTGACTGGAACACGTTCAATAACAAACAGCCAGCAGGCACATACGTCACGGCTATCTCAGTCGTATCAGCCAATGGCCTTGCCGGTACATCAAGCGGCGGGGCAACGCCTGCGCTGACTTTATCAACCAGCATCACCGGCATTTTGAAGGGCAACGGAACGGCAATTTCTGCCGCTACGTCAGGTACAGATTACGCGCCAGCTACTAGCGGAACTTCAATTCTGTACGGCAACGGTGCGGGTGGGTTTAGCAACGTGACTGTTGGCACTGGCCTGTCTTTTTCAGCAGGCACGTTGGCTGCAACGACTAGCGCACCATCCGCGCCTGTCACCAAAACGGCTGACTTTACTGTCGCGGCCACTGACGTTTGGCTGATCAACAATAAGTCAGGTTCAACTTGCACGGTAACTTTGCCAACACCGTCGACCAATACAGGCCGCGTTTTGTACTTTCAGAACTACCAGGCGCAGACTTTGGTGTCGGCATCTAGCAACGTAGTGCCTTTGGCTGGTGGCGCGGCGGCCACATCAATTCTCTTGGCAAGTACCGGAGATTCTGCGACACTTGTGTCTGATGGCACAAATTGGTTGATGACACAATACATCCCGAACAATATCCTTCTCTTGGAGTAAACCATGACAGTTACCGTCAAAGTCCTCGTACCGGCTAAATTTGCCGAAAACGCCCAAACAACCCAGTACACAGCGACTGGCGTTACGGCCATCATCGACAAGTTCACCGCGACTAACATCAGCGCGTCTGCCGCCACGATCAGTGTGAACTTGGTGACGACTGCGGGTTCTGCTGGTAACACCAACTTGATCACCAAGACCAAGACCTTGCAGGCGTCTGAGGTCTACACATTCCCTGAACTGGTTGGCCAAGTGCTTGGCGTGGGCGACTTTATCAGTACAATTGCAGGCACAGCCAGCGCAATCAACATTCGCGTTTCTGGACGTGAGGTGACCTGATGATTGTTCGCAAGGCCACTGAAGCCGATCTGCCTGAGTACATTAAGTTAGCGCAGGCGTTTCACGCTGCGTCACCGATGCACGGGTCGATTGGCTTTGATGTGCCTGGCTATTCACAGTTTTATTTATCGTCACTACAAAACGACAGCATTGGTATTTGGCTTGCGGAGATTGAAAAAGAAGTTGTCGGTATATGCGGCGCTCTTGTGTACCCTCTTTACTTCAATCCTTCGGCGCTTGTCGTACAAGAGCTATGGTGGTGGCTAACCCCAGCCTCCCGTGGTAGCGGCGCTGGCGGTCAGATGTTTAAGCAGATTGAGCAATGGGCAAAAGATAAAGATGCGTCTGCATTATTTATGATTGCGTTAGAAGACAATCGGGCAAAAAAGATGGAAAATCTATACATCCGCGCTGGGTTTAGACCAATGGAGCGCACATTTATCAAAGAGGTCACGTCATGGCAATAGGAACAGCAGCCGCAATTCTTGGAAGTGCAGCGTTGGGCGCAGCCGCATCAAGAAGCGCGTCTAAGACACAAGCTAGCGCAGCACAGCAAGCCGCCGATGTACAAAAGCAAGTTGTTGATCAACAAACTGCGCTACAGCGCGAAATGTTTGAGAAAACCCGCGAAGACCAAGCGCCTTATCGCACGGCTGGCTATAACGCATTAGCTGAAATGCAACGCACGGCGGG